AACAGATTTTAAGTCTGGTGCGTCTACCGATTCCGCCACGCTCCCAAAAAAATCACTCCCCTTCCCAAGTAGGAGGATTAAGACGGCAATATTCGTTAAACGTGATCTTCATCTCCTTGTCTGTCAGATTGCAGTTTCTCGCTGCTTTGGGTAAATTCCATTTTGCCGCGAACAGCATTTCCATAGATTGTCGGGTTTCTGGTCTCATACTCGTAGCATTCCAATATTTCTTTGTAGAGGGACTGTGGGTGAATTAGCATGAAAAAAGGTAATAGGGTGATTTTTTGCCGGAATTTTTTTTCGACCTTTTTTGGAATTAAAAGCTAATTTTGGTTAGAGGGGGTTAGCATACGCAAGTGTGTCCTCATCACAACGGTCACGGACTAGTTCAAGAACTGCCATGAACTGATCCACGGTTTCACAATCTACGACACGCTCTTCACCCTCGTTGGAATACAAGAAAAACTTGCGGGCAACGGGATCAACAACACATCGGGTCAGGTACTCGTCTTGCATGGGGTTCGTTTGATTACCTGCTTATTATACGACGGTCAGGACCCTTTGTCAAGGTGTTCGCGGACTGTTTCCTGGATCAGGTTCTTCACGTAATTGTGCTCGAAGTTAAATGAGTACCCTTCATTACCACCAGGATAATCTTCATGAGAGTTACCCTCATACTCTACTACAAGGTCATCATCAACACGACGCCCAGTGACATGGTAGAAACAATCAATGGGCATTCCGCCATTCGATTGCAAATAAATTCTCTCATCATCCCAACGCTTGACAATAACGTCTTGATGAGATCCAACAGGAGTTAGGTTAACTGTGATCGATGTCCAGTCAACTAATCCCTTCCAATACAATGGTAGATCGATATATTTTTTATTCGTTACTCTTCCCCTAAAATATACAGCAATCTCTGGACCCTCGATGCAAACGTGTCTCAGACGCCACCCCTCTTTATTGGGGTGCGGCATATCAAAGGGGAGGTTCTTTTTATTAGAAAGAGTGTGTGCTCCACTGTTGGATCTAATCTCCCCATCCATGGTGATACTTCCAGCGCCGGTCTGTGTATTAGTAACTACCCAATCATCAATCTTTGCCTTGGAATAATACCGGTTAGGGCATGCATCAGCAGGGTAGTCATCCTCATCAAGAAGATATTGCTTTGTAATGTATTGATCTAAAGTTGATGCTGCTCCATAGGCTGCTCTATCTACGCAATCAGGACCATCTGGTCTACTTCCTGGTTCAAATTCTCCTGCCATTACTCTTTCTCCTCAATGTTTTTAACAGTTTCTGATACCATGTCTCGAATTAGTCCCTCAACATAGTTATGCTCAAAGTTGAATGAATATCCTTCGTTACCACCAGGATAATCTTCATGTGATTCACCTTCGTATTCTACTACAAGGTCATCATCAAGTCTACGTGCCACAATATAGTAGTCTGCATTAATAGGACCACCAGCATTATTTGCAACAACAACTTGCTTGCCCCAGCGAGTTTCTTTTACAAACAATTCTTGCCAACATCCAATCGGGGTGAGACTAATTGACATATCCTCTGGATTTACAAGTCCATCCCAGAAACTTGGGAGATTAATAATTCCATCTGCCGGAACTTTTCCTCTACAGTAGACAGCGATTTCAGGACCTTCGATACAAACATGGCGAAGTCTCCACCCCTCTTTATTGGGGTGTGGCATATCGAAGGGAAGGTCTTTCTTCAGTGCAAGGATGTGTCGTCCACAATTAGAAATTACATTTCCTTGTGCCTGAACATTAACCATTGCTGAAAGGTTTCCAGCAACATCAGTGTTACCCATCAGTGCAGATGGTCCAGACACAGAGAATGAGTATGGATTGTTAATTCCATAGCACATTGCACCAGGAACAATCGGTGTAGGTGCGTCACTATTTGTCAACGGTGCAACATTAAGTGCTCCATATGGATATGGAAATGTTGTAGGGTTTCCAATGACAACTGGACCCTCTACCATTGCAGATCCATTATATTTTAATGGACCTTCGCCACAAGCAGGAGCAATACCACTTCCTACTTTTAATTGTCCGCCAACGACGGCATCGTCTAAGTTAAATGACATTTTTTACTGTTGATTTGCTCTTTGTATTCTTTGGAGATTATTTTTGGAGTCTTTAATTGCACAACCGTCACTGACTCCGCGAATAATAGAGGAATATATTTTCATCTGAGAACTTGCAATTAATTCTGCAGATCCAGATGATACTATTTTATACAAACTTTTTGTATTTGCAAGAAGTTTTTTGCAATCCAGACTAATATTCTCAGTTGCAACCATTTTGATGTTGCCTTTTGACCCACCCTCACCAACAGCAACCAACTCAATATCAGTTGCTTGTAACCTTAGTTTTCCGTTTGTTGCGAGAACGACAAT